CATGGCTTTGTTGTATTTAGTAGACCAGAAGTAAAACAAAGAATTGAGTTCCTTAAATCAGAGCGAGCAAAGCAATTACACATTGAGCAGATAGATGTTCTTCAAAGGCTTTGGGCTATTGGTACAGCTGATCCAAGAGATCTAGTTAAACACAAATTAGTAAATTGTCGTTTCTGTTGGGGTGTAGATCATCAATACCAGTGGCGTGATGAAGCAGAGTTTGAAAATGCTTTACAGCAAGCAATAGTTGAAGAAGAAGGAATTCAAAAAGAAGATCCTGCTTATTCGGCCAATTATCCAACCGATGTTGGTGGGTATGGATTCCGCAGAACCAAGCCGCCTCATCCTGAATGCCCGTCATGTGATGGCGAGGGCAAGGGCTATTTACATCTTGAAGATACTTCAACTTTAAGTGAGTCAGCTCAATTATTGTATGCAGGCGCAAAGCAAACAAAAGAAGGTGTAGAAATCAAAATGCATGATCAAATGGCTGCTTTGAAGTTGGTAGGTCAACACATGGGCCTATTTAAAGAAAAAATTGAGCATGATATTTCAGATCCACTCAAAGAACTATTGATTAGAGCAAGTGGAAATACATTAAAACCTAAAGGATAAAACCATGACACCAGATGAGCTTGAAAAAAACTTGTCTGATCCGTGGTGGCGTCTAACAAGTGGTTTTTTATATCAGATACTTATTAAGGGTGATGAAGATACAGAAGGTCTTAAAGCTTCATTCATACCAAATGAACATCAATTGGATTTTATGAATAACCTTTGGTATCGAAACATTATCTTAAAAGCGAGGCAGTTAGGTTTCACAACACTGATAGCAATTTATTATTTGGATTGTTGTTTATTTGGTGAAGGTAATATTCGTGCTGGTATGGTTGCTCAGGATCGTGATTCTGCTGAAAAGCTATTTCGTGACAAAGTTAAATTTGCTTATGATAATTTGCCACCTGAAATTAAAAAAAGATTCCCTTTAGCGCGAGATAGTGCGAGCGAGCTTTTATTTGCTCATAATAACAGCTCAATCAAAGTTGCAACGTCTTTACGTGGTTCTACACTTCAGTATTTACATGTTTCTGAATATGGCAAGATTTGTGCTCAATACCCTAAAAAAGCAAAGGATGTTAAGACCGGTTCTATACCTGCAGTTTCTCCTAATGGGATCGTAATTATTGAGTCTACTGCCGAGGGAGATCATGGAGATTTCTTTGATATGACCGAAATTGCTAGAAATAAAAAAGACAGTGGTAAGGAATTATCGAAAAAAGACTACAAATTCAATTTCTATCCTTGGCATGGTGCGAAAGAATATCAGCTCAATCATAAAAATATCCATATCACAGATAAAGAACATGACTATTTTGACGGCATTGAGCAAGAATGTAATCTAAAAATTACTTTAGATCAAAGGGCTTGGTATGTAGCAACTCGTGATAGCGATTTCAGTGGATCGTCTGAGTTGATGTGGCAAGAATATCCATCAACCCCAGATGAAGCATTTAAGAAATCAAAAGAGGGGTGTTGGTATACAGAGCAATTCCTCAAAGTGCGTAAAGAAGGACGTATTTGCACTTTACCGATTAGGACAGACGTTCCTGTTAATACCTTTTGGGATATTGGTAATTCAGACGGTACAGCTATTTGGTTTCATCAAAGAGTGGGTATGCAAGATTTGTTTATTGATTTTGCCGAGGGATGGGGCGAACCATACGAGTATTTTGTCAAAATTATGCAATCAAAAGGCTATTTATGGGGCAAACACTATTTACCTCATGATGGTGCGCATGCAAGACAAGGTGAAAGTAAAAACTTATCCCCTCAACAAATGCTCAAAAATTTAGGTCTAACCAATGTTGAAATTGTGCCTCGAGTATCGGAGCTATTACATGGTATTAACCAGACTCGTAACGCCCTAATGAATGATGTTTGGTTTGATGTTGACCGTTGTAAAAGCGGCTTAACACATATAGAGAATTACACACGTAAATTTAATGCTCATGCTCAAACGTATACAAGTGAGCCAGTCAAATCAGACGGGCATTCTGAAGCATCTGACGCATTTAGACAGTTTGCTCAAGTACGAGATCAAATAGGGCGTGTCGCTAAGAAATCTCCACCTCCACCACTTGCAAGACGGACAACATTGTCATGACAGATGAAAAGAAAAAAGACACTGATATTCTTGTGCGTGTACGCAAGTTGTGCGATGAAGCCGAGGATTATTGGGCTGATAATTATAAACTGGGCAAAGATGATCGTCAGTTTGTCACAATTGATAAAGCGCAATGGAGCGAGAAAGACCGTAAAGAGCGTGAAAAAGACGGTATTCCAACGCTTACATTTAACGTGCTTAGAACGTATTGCAAGCAACAAATCAACTCAGCCCGGTTGAATCGTCAGCAAATCAAAGCTGAGCCTGTTGATGATATTGCTGATCCAGCGATTGCGAAAGTTTTTAATGGATTGTTACGTGACACCGAGATAACCAGTGGCGCTGATAATGCCTATGACGCAGCAGTTGAGGGCGTGGTTTATGGTGGCATGGGCTTTGTGCGTATTCACGTTGATTACGTTTCACCTGATAGCTTCCAACAAGAACCCAAAATTCTCACAATCCATAATCCAGAGTCAGTCTATCTTGATCCAATGAGCAAAGAACTAGATGGCTCAGATGCTCGCTATGTTGTAATTAAAACATGGTTGCCAAGAGCTGATATTATCGACCAGTATGGTGAAGATGCAGCAAGTGATTTTGATGATTCAATTCAAAATAGTGAATGGCTCAATCATGATGATAAAACGGTATGTGTTGCTGAAATGTTTGAGATTCAGCGAAAATCAAAGACTTTGTATTTATTGATTGATGGCACAACCACATACGACAAACCAGATGATGTATCGCTAATTGAAAAAGAGCGCGACAGTTATGAAGAGAAATGTTGGTGGTATAAGCTTACTGGTACAAAGGTTTTAGAAGATCGCGAATTTATTGTACCAATGTTGCCAATTATCCCTGTTTACGGTGATGTGACTTGGGATGGTGAAAAGCGCTATGTGTATTCGATGGTGCATTTTGCTAGAGATCCTCAAAAGCTTTATAATTTTTGGAAATCATCAGAAGCTCAACAAATTGTAGAGGGATTGCGTAAGCAATATATGGTTTCTGTTGAGGCATCACGTGATTTGCCTGAATGGGCCAATCCTAACGGTTATCAAGTTTTACGCTATAACCATGTTACTGATGAAAATGATGTGCCATTACCTCCGCCTCAACAAATGCCAGCATTAACTGCTTTAAACGGTATTTTAAATGCAGCAGATGGGGCAAAACAAAGTATTGAGCAGATTCTCAATATGCAACCTGCAGCAATGGGGAGTGATGAGCGCGGACTTTCAGGAAAAGCCATTGGTATGTTGCAACAACGTGCAGATGTAAGTCATTTTCATATTACTGACAACTTGAACAAATCACTTGCTCAGGTTGGCCGTGTGTTGATTGGGGTTTATCAAAAAGCCTATTCAGTGCAAATGGTGAAACGTATAACTGGTGAAGACAATAAAACTGAGCGTATTCAACTGAATGCACCTGCGCCAATACAACAGCAAGGGCAACAAGTTGATGGTGTAATTGATGGTATTTTGAATAACTTAACGGTTGGTCGTTATGATATTCGTATGTCTACTGGTCCAAGCTTTATCAGTCAGCGTCAAGAGAATAAGCAAGCACTTACAGAGTTATTGCAGTTTGTTCCACAGATCGGTCAAGTCGCACCTGACTTATTGCTCAAAGCGTTTGATGACGGCAATATGCTTGAAGATATTGTTGAACGTATCAAAAAATCTCTTGATCCTGCTTTGACACAAGATGGTGAAGATCCGCAGCTACAAGCATTAATGCAACAATATCAGCAGCAAATGCAACAGCTTCAACAAGCCTTACAACAGGCTCAAGCACAAGTTGAAGATAAGGATGCAGAACGACAAGCTAAGCTTGAGATTGAGAAACTCAAAGCTGAAACAACACTTGCAGTTGCTCAACTCAATAATGTGGCCAAAGCTGAATTGGAAGAGCTTAAAGGTGCAATCAATATGATTCTGCAACATATGCAACCGCCTCAAGAGTGGCTTGACACTGATATTCAGAATCAACCACCACCTGAACAACAGATTTATCAAGAACCGCCTCAAGAGGGCGGTTTTTTAATGCCTGAAGATCAACAAATGCTTGAACAGCAGATGTTAGAGCAACAGGCACAGCAACAAGAATTCGCACCCATTGACGGTCAGATTGGGAATGATGCGCAAAACATGGCTGTAGATGAACAAAACCCCGAACTTGACGGATTTAATCAAGGCATCAACATAAGTGAGCAGTAGTATGGAAGATTTAGAGCAAACAACAGACAACACTGAACAAACCACAACACCGGCTGAAACAGAGCAATCTGAACAATCGCAAGGTGGTGATGGTAGTGAAGTTGAATTAACAGAGGAACAGCAAGCCGAAGCTGCTCAAAAAGCAGAAGAGGAAAAAGCTGCCCAACGGCAAAGTGCGATTGATAGGCGTATTGCAAAACTAACTTGGGAGAAAAACGACGCAATTCGTAAAGCTCAAGAGTTAGAGCAAAAGTATGCAAGTCAAGCTCAGTCTGCTTCTAAAGAGCCACAATTGCATGAATACGATTCAATCGAAGATTATGCAAATGCAATCTCTAAGTTTCAAGCAGATAAAGCACGGCAGGAATACGCAAGTCAACATGAGCAACAACGTAATGATCAATTACATCAAGCTCAAGCGTACAAACTTGAAGTAGCTGAAGCAGAGTTTTCAAAAGCTCATCCTGATTATCAGCGTGTCGTGGGTTCACTCGTTCATATCAGTGGCGGGGAATTACCTGAACAACTCAGCAGAGCAGTGCTTGAGTTGGGTGATGCTGCGCCTGCTGTACTTTATGAACTGGGTAAAGATCCTGTTGATATTGTTGAATTGCTTGATATGACGCCAACACAGCAATTAATGAAGCTTGGTGAAATCCGAGCAACGCTTAAAAATAGTCCAAAAACTCCAAAAATCCCTAATGCCCCTGCGCCAGTGACTCCACCAAAGGGTGGGGCAAACTCAAAAAAAGATCCATACAAAGGATCTGATGAAGAGTTTTTGCGCAGCCGTGGTATCAAATAAGGTAATTGAAATATGTCAAATAATGTTTTAACGCATGATGTTGTAGCAAAAGAAGCAGCAGCAATGCTAATTGAAGAATCTGTCTTTATTAAATCGATCAACCGTGGTCGTGAGACAGAATTCAATAAAGATAAAGCAGGTTATAAAGTCGGTTCTCAAGTTCGAATCAAAATTCCACCAGTGCCAATTGTTACAGATGGCAAAGAATATAACGGGGATGATGCGGATCTAAACGCCAAAGAATCAACACGTGTTTTAAAAGTTGATACTCAAAAACACGTGTCTTTGGAATTTGGTGCAGCAGAACAAACATTGACTCTAACTGACTTTAAAGATCGCTTTTTAAAGCCAGCTATCCAATCTTTGGCAACGACTGTAGATGCAGATCTACTTAAACGTGCAATTGTGACTGTAAACAACAGCACATTGATTGTGGCTAATGAAATTTCGCCACTTGCGCCTTTTGGTCGTGCACGTGAAATGTTGGCGCGCTCTTTAACGCCTGCAGCTGGTCGTATTGCCTTACTGTCATCTGAATTTACCAACGGCATTGTTGATACATCAGGCACTCTATTTAATCCAAATGCTGAAATTGCCAAGCAATACAAAGAGGGTTATGTAGGCCGTGCACGTGGTTTTGACTTTGTTGAGTCTGAGCATATTTACCGTCAAGTAAATGGTAAAACATCTGGGATTACTGTTAATGGCGCTGGTCAAACTGGTGGCTTATTGACAGTTGGTGGTTTGGCCAATGGTGATGTGATCAAAGCAGGTCAGGTTTTTAGTTTACCTGGTGTTGAAATGCTACATCCATTAACTCGCTTATCTTATGGCAAGCTTATGCAGTTTGTAGTGCTTGAAGATGTAACGGCAGGCGATGCTACAGCAACCCTGAAAATCTACCCTGAAATCACGCCTGATTTAGTTAATGGGACGAAACAAGCAAATGCCAATGTTTCTGCATCTCCAGCAAACTCCGCGGGCCTAACTTTCGTTGGTGCTGATAACGATGTTATTGATCAGGCGCTTTGCTACACCAAAGACGCATTTAGTGCCGCTTTTGCTCCACTGAAAGTCCTTGCAGGTTGTGAGGGTTATACCTTCAACACTGAAACAATGGCATTGCGTGTGCAAACGGGTGGCAACTGGGTAAGTGACTATGAAGGAACACGTATTGATGTTCTTTATGGTTTTACCATGGTCCGTGGTAATCATGCCGCGCGTGTAGGCCGTATCGATTAACCAAAAATAAAATTGACAACACATGCCCCTTAATTGGGGCGTTGTCATTTTTGGAGTATGTAAAATGCGTGAATTTCCAAAAATGCTGTATGTGGGTTCTACACAATCACATAAGCATCAAGTTGCACAAAATGAAGATCATGAAGCTGAATTGCGTGAATTAGGCTTTGTTGATTTTGCAGATTTAGAAAGTGAACAAGGGCAAATTTCAGGCGGTGCGGTTGGCAGTGCATCAAGCGAAGATTTTAAAAACGCTTTTGTACCTATTGAACAATTTGATGCAGTCAGCGAAGAACTTGTTCAAAAAGAATTACAGCTCAATGTTGCACAAACTGAACGTGATGATTTTAAAGCTGAAAATGATGATCTTAAAGCTCACTTGAGCAAAGCACTTGAAGAAAATCAACAGCTCAACGAGCAACTAAGCAAAATGCTAGATGCGGAAAAATATCCAAAACAAGGCGCAGGAATTGATGTTGATCACAACTCAATGACTTCTGAGCAATTGCGAACAATCCTTGATGCTAAGGGTATTAAGTATTTAGCACGTGACAATAAAGATACCTTGCTTGCTTTATTGACTCAGCCAGTTAAAACGGAAGAATAACAATGAAAGTTCGTGATTTAGTCCATGCCTCAGCACGTGCTATTGGCATCATTGCGTCAGGCGAAAATATGACAGATGCCGAGTTGAGCGATGCAGTATCATCATTGAATATGCTTTTAGGGCAATGGTCTACATCACGAGATTATGTGTTTTCGACTCAAGATATTGAGATCGATCTTAGCGGCAATTCGTTATATCAAGTCGAAGCAAATTTGATTTCAGATAATGCCAAACTCAATGACGAAGAAATCAAAATCTATCGTGATATTACTCAAAACAAGCCTAAAAATTGCATTGAGTATACCAAGGTGCTGAATGGCTATGAGTTGCTTGTTCCCCAAAAATTCACAGGCAAATTAACGATTCAATCTTTGATTAGCCCTCAATTTCCACTTAAAGCACTTGATGATCTTACTGTACCAGATGAGTATTTCCGCGCAATTAAATACGCTTTAGCAATTGAGCTTGCACCAGAATATCAATTACCGATTACTCCTGATGTTCAGCAGCAATATCAGCAAGCTATGCGTATTATGCATCGTGCACAGTCTACACCAACACCAGTAAAACCTGATCGAGTATTGATGGGAATAAGTCGTGGTAGATATTGGGGGCATTATGATTAAATTGCCTTTGGTTGGTCCAGCCTACAAAATGCAATCTCAAAGCATTAGTTGCCAAAATTGTATTAACTGGTATCCGCAAACTATTGAGTATCCAAACGGTTCCCGTGTTGCAGCATTGATGCCTACACCAGGCTTAAAAAAATTATTTAATGGTGAAGTTGCGGCCACTCGTTGCTTATATGTTTTATCCAATGGTGCATTGCTTGTAGTTATTGGGAAAAAGTTATATCACAGTAAGTCAACTAAATTAGATTTAAAAGAGATCGGTTTGATTAGTGCTCTTGGCACAGTGAGAATTGCTGATAACGGGCAAGTTGCACTTATTGTGAATGGCACATATACATACGCGCTTGATCTCAAGAAACTAACCTTGACTCGCTTATCAGGATCTACAATCCCTCGATCTACACATGTTTTATTCTTAGATGGTCGTTTTGTGGTGAATAAAGCAAATACAGGTCAATTCTACTGGTCTGATTTGTATAGCACTAAAGTAAATGCATTGTCTTATGCAACCGCAGAATCTACACCCGACAATATCACCGCAATTGTGACATTTAACCGTGAATTATGGTTGTTTGGTGCGCAAAGTGTAGAGCGATATTATGGTACCGGTTCAAGTAATTCACCTTTTTCTCGCTTGTCAGGCGGTGCAATGGCCTTTGGTTGTCTTGCTCCCGATAGCATTGTTTCCTTGGCTACAGGTGTGATTTGGCTGGGTGTTAGTGAGTTTGGCGGCAATCAGATTGTGATGAGCGGTGGCGGTATTCCTGATCGAATCTCGACTCATGCACTTGAAGAAGAAATTTCCTCATTTACCAAAACTTCTGACGCTTCGGCTTATGCTTATCAAATCGAGGGGCATGTTTTCTATGTTATTTCATTCCCATCTGCAAATGTGACTTATTGCTTTGATGTTTCAACAGGTCTTTGGCATCAACGTTCTTTTACAAATGCGCAGGGCTTACATGAGCGTCATCGTTCTCAGCATCATGCTTATTTCAACAATACCCATATTGTCGGGGACTATCGAAACGGCAAGCTATACCAACTCGATAACAATACATTCACCGATGATGGTGAGTTGATTTTAAGAGAAAGAACAGCTCAAGCGGTAATTACTGATAAAAAATTGACTCGTTTTAGTAAATTAGAAATTGTGTGCGAAACTGGGTTTAATTTAGAGAATGTGCAGAGGATTGATTCTGAACCGCCTTTGATTATTATGTGTAATGATGAAACAAATAGCGTTCGCGTTGCTATGGCAGCTAAGCAATCTGAGGTTCCTTCAATCGCTGCTAGAGCTTTATCAAATACAAATAATCCAATGGATTATTTTGAGTTAAGAATTGATAGTGAAGTATATCCGTTTGATCGACCTTTACCAGAGCATATACAGCTAGAGCCTTCATTTTATCCACGCGTATTTTTACCAGAAGGGTTTGATTGGCTTAACGCATTTCAATTTATAAATCTTAATAAGGATTCGACTGCTAAAATTGAATTTCTGTCAAAAAATCCAGAATTATTTATTTTTGCGTGGGATAACTCAACTATTGTAAATAATTTTTCAGGAACACATTTTGGAGCGTGTTTAGCAACAAACAAAGAAGTGGATCCTGAGCCGGGCTTTGATGGTCCAGATTGGTTTGTATTAAACAATGTGACAAATCAAGATTTATATATTGATGATGTTCTAGTTGCAACCGCAAAAGATTGGGATACTCAATGGGATTATTTAACTCGCTTACAAAGAGTATTTTCTAGTAAAAATATTGATTTACTCTTTGTTGGTGAAATTAATAATAATATTCCTGCGATATATTTACGCAATGAAAAGATTGCATCCACAAAGATTTCATTCAAAAAAAATGGCTATGTTAAAGGCACTATTACATCACCAGATGAAAATGTTAACACTTCATTTGTTGAAAGTGATGATGGGGTGACTATCCAACTTGGTAAACAATTTACTGAGGATTTAATTTACAAGCCGAGTGAAAGCAATAATTTCTTTGCATATCAGTATTATAGTGTGAGTGACTTTAGTAAAGCTCAAGCGATGATGCAGATTTATATCAACGATCAGCTTTTTGTAACTAACGCGAATGATCCTTTTTACTACTCTAAAGATTTAGAGAGATGGCACGGCATTCGAGCAATGTCTAAAGAATTTTATGAAGATCCAATTCTTGAAAATATCAATACCTATGTATTTGAGAATATGACAGAAAAAGAGATCAAATTAAGATTTAGATATTTCACCCCACTAGGTTGCCAGAGTACAAAAACAGCTTTAAATGATTCTGCAAATTATTTAGAGCGGAATTTATGTATTGTTCTTGCACCTCGAAAACTTGTTGTAGATGTTAAAGACAGGCCATCTTACGCAATTAATTTAAGGTATGAATTTAGTCGTAAATATCCTGTGTATTTACAAAGCGACCTCGTCGTTGAATACAACATCAAATCAGACTTAAAACCTTATGTAAATATTGAGGATTACTTTACAGAGCAGTATCCAACTAAAATGTGTAATGCATTGTGTAATATGGATCCTAATTACAGCCAGTTTGATCATGTTAAAGCTTCAAGTATTTTTGTTGGTGAATTCCCAAGAAAACTCATAAAAGGCCAAGAGGGATCTGGTTATGAGAATAGATGGGGAGCACCAATAGAAAGCAACAATCAGTGGATTTATGACGTTTGGGGTAGCAATGTTACTGTGAATTTAAATATTGAATCTGAGGTTTATGGATTGGGCGGCGCAGGCGGTAATATCGTTGATCGCTTAACAGGCAACTATGACTTGAATGGACAAAATGGTTTTGCTCCAATTAGTAACTTTGATGAAGATGTAATAGTCAACTTAACAGTGAAATCAACAGGTAGGATTATTGCTGGTGGGGGTGGAGGCGCTTCATTCCCAACTGGTAAATTAAAGGTTGAGTTTAGAGAAAGACATACTTTTGAAAACTCAAATGAATGGACTGAATGGACTGATTGGCAGTTCGATAAAATCACAGGCGAGTTTTACTTATTTGGTGGTACTGGTGGTTTGCCTAACGGAATAGTGGGTAATTACAATGCGCCTAATGATGATTTCCCTTATGCATTATCAACAATTTCAAATGAATATGCGTTTACTGATTTTTTAAAAAGTAAAATGCTAGACCCTAAGTATGCCTTTGATTTTAATAATGAGGAAATGGCAAAGTTCAATTCGGGGTTACCCGGAGGCTTTGCTAAACGATCTGTAAAATCTCCACCAGATGATAGTGATGGCCTTCCTTTTGTTATTAACAATGTTATTGAAAATAGCGGACTATACCAGAGGGAGTTTAAACGTAAATGGGAGGACTTAAGGAATGATCAAGCTATGGGTGGTTTGGCTGGTAAGCTTTTTCAAGGTGGCAAAGTGGGCAAAATCATAGTGCACAATGGCGGCAAAATACTTACAGATGATGCTAATGATCTCGACATAGAATACCTATAGGAGCGTTACATGGAACCACTTTTACAGCTGAATTGGTCAGACGATAACGGTCATACTTGGTCTGATACTCGCCTGATCCCATTAGGTAAAAAGGGTGAGTATCGTAAACGTGTGATTGCTCGTCGGCTTGGCTCTGGTCGAGATCGAGTCTTTCGGCTCAGATGTTCAGAGCCAATCAAGATCGTCATTATTGAGGGGATTTTGGAATGAGCCAAGGCATCCCCTCAAGAGATTCACTCGTTGATAGAAACGGCCAGATGACTACAATCTGGCTTATTTTTTTTGAGCAATTGTATTCTGTTTATTCTGACTCGAGTCAAAACAATACAGAATCTATTGCACAGATTAAAAAAATTGCAGATCAAGCGCTTGGACTTGCTCAACAAGTAGAATCAAGCAATAAAGAGCAACAAAAGCAAATTGAAGAATTGCACAAATTAATTACTAATTCAGCGGGCGATTTTGCAACTACTCAAGATATTACAGCAGTAAATAAACGAGTAGAACAGACCGAATATGACTTGCAGCAATTACAACTCGCTTTAGATAATTTAAAAAAAACATTTGATGATTCTCAAAAGGAATCAAAAGATACAATCAAAAATCTGCAAGATCAAATTAATGAATTAGCACGGTCTAGTTTTATTGAGGCGCCAGTAGATGGAAAGACCTATGGGCGAAAAGATTTAGAGTGGTCTGAAATTGTGGCAGTGAAATTATCATTGCCATTTTTTTTGAGTGATGGAACAAGACAGAGCATTCCACTAACAAGTGATTTTCAACTTCCATTTTTCTTATCAGATGGCTCTCAGCAAAATATTCAAACGGTGACAGTATGACAATTCCCTTAAAACACAGACCAGATGGTTTGGGTGAATTCGAGCCTAATGATGTTGTACCTGTTGAGCATGGAGGTACTGGGGTTTCAACTATCTTAGATGCTCAAAATGTCTTGGGAATTTCGGATAAGTTAGATCGTTCTGAGTACATCCAACACTTTAAAGGTATATTTAATAGTTATGCAGCTTTGACTGCGGTTTTACCAACTGCCAACGATGGGGATTATGCTCATATTGACTCAGGTACAGGTTTCGATCGAATGGTCGCTATTTGGGATAGTTCAGACAATAAGTGGGTAATTAGTCAGGCGAATGCAGGAGCCAATACAGATGAAGTACCAGAGGGTAGTCAAAATCTATATTTTAAAAACCAACGAGTTTTAGCAACAATTCTTGAAGGTTTGGTTGCTGGTACAAATGCAGAGATATTACCAGCTGATAATGTGATTACTGCATTTCAAAAGTTACAAGCGCAGATTAAGGCTTTAAATACTGTTTGGGTTAGGGCTGATACTATTGGCACTTTCAACACATCAACAGGTTACGGTAATGGGCAAATTAATGGAGCACCAGCATATTTAGAGTTTGCAAAAATCAACGGTAATTTATGGGTACGCGGTTTTATAAAAATACCGTACGGCAATGGTCTGGCATATACACTTACTGATAAAACTTATAATGTTTTAACTCAAAACGATTCAACGTCAGTAATTTTGAGTTTTTTTATGTATCTCTCTCCATCTCCTACGCGAATTTGGCTCAGATCAAACACGAAAGTAAGTGATCAACAGACTGCTTCAAATGCAGCACAAACTTTTGTTATACCTGATAACTCTACTGAAGGTGTCTATCACATCACAGCTCAATGCTTAGGTAAATTGGCAATATAAAGAAGGAGTCAATCATGGATCTACTCAATGCTTTAATTCATCAAAATGAAGTGAACTCAAAAGAAAATGAACCACTCGATTATTATAAGAAAGCGTTTGATTTACAAAAAAGTTTGTTTGAACTTGAGCAATTAGACATACCTGTTGAACACCATTTTGCACCTGGTAATTATGCGCGTGAATGTTTTTTACCAGCAGGCTCAGTAGTGATTGGAAAAGTACACCGTCATGCTCATGTGAACATTATCTCAAAGGGCAAAGTAACAGTTGCAACTTCTGAAGGGCTTCATGAATACGAAGCACCATTAACCTTTATCAGTGAACCCGGAGCGAAACGAGCTTTGATTGTTCATGAGGATACGGTATGGACCACTGTGCATCCAAACCCATCAGATACGCAGGATCTTGCATTGATTGAATCCGATGTGATTGTTCCTGAGAGTGAAGTTGAAGCATTTATTCTAAGTTTAAATCAGGAGAAAATCACATGTCATGGGTAGCAGCAGGTACCGCAGCAGTATCAATCGGGAGTAGTCTTTATGGAAGTAGTAAAGCAAAAAAGGCTGCAAAACAAGCCGCAGCACAACGAGCTCAAGCAGCGAATCAAGCTGCAGGTCTTCAAAGTGAGGCTTATACAAATGCTGGAAAATTACAGTCTGATGCATCTTTAAAAGGTTCAGGGTTATTAAGTCAAGGCTATCTTGATTCAAATAGCAACCTCACTGAAGGATATGACAAAGCTAATGCGACCTTAACCAATGGTTTAAATTCTGCATTAGGATATCAACAACCTTATGCAAATTTAGGTTCACAGGCGAGTGGTTTACTTTCAAAAGGTTTAGCTGATGGCAGTTTGACACGTGGATTTAACATGGCTGATTTTAATGCCGATCCCGGTTATGCATTTCGTAAACAACAAGGTATGGATGGAATTCAATCTAGTGCGGCCGCAAGTGGTGGATTGCTTAGTGGTGCAACTCTCAAAGCATTAAATGGTTATAACAGTGATCTTGCAAGCCAGGAATATCAAAACGCTTACAACCGCTTTGGTAATGATCAGGCTAATGCATTTAATCGTTTAGCAACAACCACAGGAATAGGTCAAAGTGCAGCAAACAATATGAGCAATATGACGTATAACAATGCTTCTAATATTGCTGGCAATCAAACCACGCTTTCTCAATTGATCTCACAAGGCTTACTTGGCTCTGCAAATGCTAATGCAGCTGGATTAATTTCATCTGCGGGCTTTAATGCTGATGCGCTTGTAAGTTCTGCAAATGCAAAAGCAACAGGAATTTATAACGCTGCTGGTGTCAATGCTAATAGCACAATTCAACAAAGTAATATTAACAACCAAATGCTGAATGATGTTATTAAAAATGGTTCTGCAGGTATTGGTGCTTTAGTTGGACGCTATGGTGGTGGTAAAACTTCATAAGGTGTAAATATTATGGCGACTCAAAATCCAATCCCTGTTTATTTCAATCCTGAAATTGGCCCAAACTATCAAGGCCTTTCATTTGAAGACATAGCAAACTCTTTTAACAATGGCCAACAGTTCAGTAATCAGATTCAACAACAGCAGCAAAAGGGCATTTTAGCTCGATTGATCGCTCAAAATACTGGTGCAGACGGTCAAGTTGATTTAAATAAGTCTTTACAGTCAGTACAAACAAATCCCAATCACAGATACCAACCTGAAATTGTTAATACATTGTCAGGGATGATTCAGCAACAAAATGCAGCTAAATTGAAATCTCAGAATGATGCTTTAACACTTGATGCAGATTTAAATAAAAAATATGCTGAAACTGGAAAACTGAAACAAGAGGGATTGGGTAAAGGCCTTGAAAATAGCGAAAAAAAATTAGGAGCTATAAATCAGATCTTTCAAGCTGCTGCTTTAACTGGGAGCAAAAACAATGTTTTATTGGGTTTGAATGGTGCGCTTAAAAGTGGTGTTATTGATCCTGATACCTTTAATCAGCAAAAGCAAATCGTTGATTTAATGTCTCCTGAAGATATTAAATCTTATGCTTCAGGGATTAGCTTTGGAAATGCCAAGGATCCAGCAAGTATATTGTATCAAACAGCAAATAATGCCGCTGATAATGCTACAAGTTCTGCTAATAATATGCGTACCACCAATGCTTCAATCTATTCTACGGATATTGGCGCTCAAACTGCTGATAAAAACCGTGTTCAACAAGATTCGCAATTCCAGCAGAATTATACACTTAATCAGCAAAAAGCCTTTTTTGAGCAAAACAAACCAACATCGTATGGCTATGATACTCAAGGTCGTCAGTATGCAGTTCTTCCAAATGGGAAAGCTGTATATGTGAAAGATGAACAAGGTCAGTATGTTGTTGGGCAACAGAAAGGCGGTAAAGGTCTGAGTGAGCAGCAAAGTAAGGATGCTTTGTTTGGTGCAAGGATGCAAGAATCAAACGCCATTTTAAACGAATTAGAGAGCAAAGGAATCTCCCAAACAGTTATGAGTCGTTTACCTTGGTTAGGAGATTCCTTGTCTACTTCGCTTCCATCTGTTTTAGGTGGGGCAAATGAATCTCAAGGAAAATACATGCAAGCTCGCAGAGACTTCATTAATGCGGTACTGCGTAAAGAATCAGGTGCAGTAATTGCCGATAGTGAGTTTAGCAATGCTGAAAAACAATATTTCCCACAAGTAGGCGACTCAAAGGAGATTATTGCTCAAAAAGCAAGAAACAGAGACTTAGCAACAAAAATGATCTTGGGGAGTGCGGGGCCTGTAGGACAGCAATTGGTTAATCAAGTCAGAGGGAAAGAAGGTGCAAGTACCACTCAACCACCTTTGATCAATTCTTCTTCGTTTATGCCATAGGATATGCTATAAATCCCTCATAACTATGGGGGATTTATAATGAAAATATGGGTTTTAATTTGTGGCTTGCTTGCTTCAAGTTTAAGTTTTGGGGCTGATTGGGTATATGTTAATTCCAGTAATTCTGAAAGTTTTTGGGTTGATAAGGGTTTTTACAAATACAATGTTAAAAACAACACAGTAGATGTATGGAATAAAGCAATAAAAAAGAAGTCAAATAGTAATGATTTCTATACAAGTTCGAAGTCTCTAGAAAGATACTCTTGTATGGATAAGTCTTCAAAAAATCTTGCTTATGTTGAATATAAGGAATCTGGAGAGGTATCCAAGTCATACACCACCCCCTCTAAAAGTTTCTCAGTAATTTTTCCAGACTCAATTGCTGAAGGGATTTGGGAGGTTGCTTGTAGCTCAAAAGGCAGGGGTTTTAGATTTTCAAAAAAGCAATTAGAAACTCTCTCAGTTTTTGAAATGCAGGAAAAATATGCCAAAAATGCACCTTATGAGCCCGAATATGTTCCAGAAAGCTTGATATCTGATAAATAAAGCATCCTAGGGAGTTATTTGTGTAGCTTTCTGTTTTACAAAATCATCCATTGTATCAATCTAATTTAGAAAATAAATCAAGAACCCACTTCGGTGGGTTTTTTAATGTCCGGAGATAAAGTATGGCAAGTCTATTGCAGAAACAAGTTTATCAAGCCTACTTGAATGCAGGCTTGTCACCTAATCAAGCGAGAATCATCACAGCGGAAGTAGGGCGTGAAGGTTCATTTAGCCCTAAAAATCTGTTTGGGGTGCATATTGACCCTAAAAACGGAGCTGCAAATTTAGGCATGTTGTCATGGCAGGGCAACCGTGGGCAAGCGCTTTATCAAGATTTGAAATCAAAGGGTTTGATAAAAGGCAACGGTATATTACCTACTCAAGAAGCGCTTAACTCAATGGCGCATTTCTCTGTGAACGAGATGAGAAATAACAAAGCTTATAGCAAAACAGCTCAAACCTTTTTGAATAATCCAGATATTGATTATCAAACTGGTGCGGCAGTATTGGGGCGAGATTATATCCGATGGCGCTATGACGACCCTGTTTACAAATCAGGGCATGTGAATAGAGATAAGTTTTATCAAGCTATGGGTGGAGTGGTAGGACAGCAATCTCAACAAGAATATAAGCCTGAGTATGTTCCGCAAAACCTATTACAAGCTAAAAGTGGGTACAAAGCTGAATATGTCCCTAAAGACAACTTAACTCAAGAAGGGTACCAACCCGAATACGTTCCACAACAATTATTAGGTGGTTAATCATGGCAGGCGAACAATCTAAAGCATTTATAGATGCACAACGAAAAGCTGGGAAATCCGATATAGAAATTTTCAATGCGATGATTGATATTCCTAAATTTAGGGAGGGTATTCAAAGAGGTAATAGTCTAGGGCATACAAATCGGGATATTGCTCAGGGACTTGGTTTAAACCTACCTGAACGCAAAGCGGTAGATATTAACGAAGTTAAGCAAAAAGCAATGCTTGACGAAGGAAAAAAGGCGGGGAAAACTTCTCTTCTTGACTCTATTAATATGGGCATAACAGGAGGGATTGGTGGAGGGGTAGCTCAAGGTTTCTATAAAGCAAGTGATTTAATTGATAGCGGAATCAATAAGCTAACTGGTGCAGAATACTTGCCAACTGATCGTTATGAAAAATTCACACAACAACGAAAAGATTTTGCAGACCTACACAATGCTCAACGTGAAGCCAATGAACAAGGCTTTGATTGGGTTCAATTGGGTACTAATGTTGCAACAGAGTTGCCAGTAGCTGCATTAGGAAAAGGGTATCAAGGTGCTAAAATACTTTCTGGTGCAGGCGCAAAAGTCACAGGTCGTAATGCATTAGTAGGGATGGGCTTAGGCGGGGCAAGTTTTGCAGATGACTCTGATGCCCGATTAGCTCATGCGGCTTTTGGAACTGTTGGTGGGGCAGCTGGAGGAGTGGTTGGAGAAAAAATTGGGCAGGGTTTAAGTAAAGCGATACAAGCAAGTAAAAATGTAAGTTCTAGATTTTCAACAACTCAAACCAACCAATTGCTATCCCAAATCAACCAAAAACTTGATGATGCTTTACGTCAAAATGGATTAACTTTAGGCGAGTTGTCTGCGGATATCGTTAATGGATTGCGTCAAGATGCTTTAAAAGCTTTGAGATCAGGTAAAGATTTAAATCCTACAGCAGTAGCCAGAAAAGCTGTAATTGATCGTTTGGGATTGACTGGAACAAAAGCTCAGATCTCAGGTGATGCAAAGCAATGGCAACAGCAAGCAGAGCTAGCAAAAATCAATGGAGCGGGTGACCCTCTTCGAGATAAATTTATTGATGACAATGTACAATTAACACGATTACTTAATGAAGTTGCTGATAATACCAAAGGAACATCAGTAAATAGTTATGGCCCCATGGATGACGCTCTAAAATCTATTCAAGGTCAACTGGGTCAAAACAAGGATTATATCCGAACAGTTTATAATTCAGCACGTCAAGCACAAGGAAATGAGGTTAAAATCGGAGGCGCTGAGTTTGTCAGAGAATCAAATAAGATTTTAAAAGACAATTACGCTTCAATGAGCCTACCCTCAAGTGTTAAGGCAATTCTCAAAGATATTGAAAAAGATCCAGATCAATTTACTTTGGGTAAATCTGAAGAGATTATTAAACGTCTTAATAAGGAACACAATTCAAGTTTAAAACTTGATGGTACAGCTTCAAGTGAAACTTATGCTATTGGGCTAGTACGCGATGCATTGAATAATCGCCAAAACATAACACTTCAAAATCTTTCAAATCAAAACAATGCTGCTGCTCAACTATATCAGCTTGGACGTCAAGCGCATGGTTTCAATGCTCAACAAATTGAATCAATGCCATTGCTTCAAGATGCGATAAAAGGGGTGGAACCCGATAAATTATTTAATAAACGTATTCTGGGTGGAAATGTAAATGAATTAAGTAAAACGATTGATTTATTAAAGAATGTCAATCCCCAAGCTGTAAATGACATTAAGCAACAAGTCGTTCAATTCATTAGCCAAAAATCAGTTAATAGCAATGGGCAATTTAGCCCGGCGGGCATGAAAAGAGCTCTCGACAATTTAACTGATCGTCGAATGTTGACGATGTTTACACCTAAGGAGCTTGGTCAAATTAAAGATATTAGCAAGGCTGCCGATTACTTTATTACACAACCGCCCCATTCTTATGTAAATAATTCCAATTCTGGATCCGCTATAGCAAATTATTTTATGAGTTTATTAAAGCTTCCTGGTGCAAGAGTGCTTTTGAGCTCAGTTAAGGATGTTCCAGACAGTATGGCGGTTTCACAAGCAATGAAACCCTCGATTGCTGGTGAAGCAACTCCATCTCAGGCCAATCAAGATCTGATAGAGAGATTGACTAGAGCAGGCTTGATTTCAGGCTCAAACCTACCAAACCAATAACCGCCAAAAGGCGGTTTTTTAATGCAGGTTCAAAATGACAGCATACCCATTAACACCAGTGCGATATCGAGCCTTTGACAAAAACGGACAGCCTTTAATTGGTGGTCAGGTTTTTGCGTATGAGGCAGGAAGCACAACAAATGAAAAAGATACATATTCTGATAAGGGTATGGAAAGTTTAAATACATGGCCTGTCATTCTTGACGATATGGGCAGTGCATCGATCTATATTTCAGGGGATTACTTTTTTCAGGTTTTCGATGCTGAAGGTAATTTGATTGAGGAAGGTGACGGCATTGCTGATGCTGAGTCGATTGCACAAGCTCTGATTGACGGCAACTCAGGCAGTGCGAGCAATCTTGAGCAACGTGTGACCGATTTAGAGTCAGCGCGTGATGAGCATACAGATCAGATCAATGACCTACTTGACACAACCGCCGATCTACAAGAGCAAGTTAAATCAGAAGTTGAAACAGATCGAGACGCAGCGATAAAAGCTGCTGTTGATGCCGCAAAGACTGCTTTAGCTGATGTATTTCAAGGAAAACTTGATGCTTTAGAAGAGCAATTCGGTGAAGACCTTGAAAAAGTCAAAATCCCAATTGACGGCATTTACATCTCACTTACTAATGTTGATCCAAAAACGATACTTGGATATGGGTCGTGGCTGGCAATATCTAAAGGTCGTGCAATAGTCGGCTTATCCGATGTTGCTGCAGATCCAAACTGGACCAAAACTGTCGGCAGTACCTTCGGTGAGTATGACCACATACTAACAAAAGAAGAATTGCCAAAAATCACTGCCAAGGCGGTAAAGCTTCAGTCTATGTACTGGCAATATGGTCCGCAAAAAAGACCTGATGAAGGTTTTATTCCTAATTGGGATGAGGCTAATTCGATGTCTGGTGAAGATAAAGCGCATAACACAGTACAACCAAGTATGGTTTTTGCCATCTGGAAGCGAACTGCATAAAAATATTAGGGGGTTACATGTCTGAAACGCAGGCAGCAATTGAAGCGAGTGCGGTCGCAATTACTCAGAAAGTTACAGTTACAAGTGGTGCTACTTCATTCTTCGCATTCTTGGCCAAAGTTGATGTTATCGCTTGGGGCGGTTTATGCGTGGCATTGATAGGCTTATTTATTCAGCTGTACTTTGCGATAGCTAAAAATCGACGCGAAAAAGTAGAGCACGAAATGCGTAAAGCAGAACATCAATTACGTATCTTAAAATTAAAGGATGAATGTAATGTCAAAAACTAAAGTTTGGGCAGTTGGTCTAGCAGCTTCGGCTGCTTTTTTTACATCTTTAATTGGCTATGAGGGGTACAAGTCAAAGCCATATTTAGATAGTGCTAAAGTGGCAACGATCGGTATCGGGTCCACATCATATGAAAACGGTACCAAGGTCAAAATGACAGACAAGCCGATTACCAAAGAACGTGCGGTTCAAATTGCCAAGGCTCATATTGCAAAAGACGAAGTAGCTTTTAGAAAGTCATTATCTGGCGTGAAGCTTACTCAGACTGAATATGATGTGTACTTAGACTTCGTTTACAACTATGGCCAAGCCAACTGGAATGGCTCATCAATGCTCCGTAATTTGAAAGCGGGGCAGTATAAGCAAGCTTGTACATCACTTTTAAAATACAAGTACGTTGCAAAGCGTGATTGCTCAGTGCGTTCAAATGGCTGCTATGGTGTTTGGACTCGGCAATTAGATCGATATAACAAGTGTATAGGGGTGCAATGATGCAAGCATTTTTAGCGAAATTCTATGAAACCGTCATTATCGCAATGGCGGTTTTTTTATTGTTGGCCATAACAGCTTTAGGCATTCAATCATGGCGAGTAAATCATTTTAAAAGCGAATACACATTATTGAATGCAAAATACAAAACCGAAGCTGCTGAAGCTAAAGCTATGGTAGAACAAGCCAAAGCCTCAGCAGCACTTAAAGAGAAACAATGGTTTGAACAACAGTTAAAAGCGGAGCAAAACTATAATGCTAAAATTAAACAGATTAAGTCTGATGCTGATCTTGCTCAGTCCAGCGCTGACAGCTTGTCAAAGCAACTCAAAATTGCAGGCAGTCGCTTGTCCAGTAGTTCCAAAGAAACCATCGTTGAGTACACCATTGCCAACAGTGACATACTCGAAAACTGCATTACTGAATATCGAACAGTGGCAGAAAAAGCTGATGGACACGCAGCTGATGCAGAAAGATTGAGGGAGGCGTGGCCCTCTGAGTGAGGGCTTTGTTTAATTTAACTTCTAAGAAATAATTCAAGATTATGGGTTACAAATTTCAAAAATAGTTTTTAAAAGTTGTTTTACTAAGATATGTAGAATTTTAATTATTAAAAAACAATTAATTATAGTTAATGTAGTATCAATTAGGTCATCATGAATCACAGCGGTTAGCATAAAAGATACAATTAAAATAAAAATTAAAAAAAAGAATTTACTATTGAAATATTTTTTGTTCATGCCTTTACTCTGTATATAAGGGTTATATTATAATAATAAATTCTGAAAATTTATATATTTTGTGAGTAATAATAGAGTTTAGAATTTAATTTTAATTTTATTTCTCTATATTTTCAATAACTTAGATATTAAATAAAGCTTATTTATAAAAAAAATAAATATATATATAAGAAAACTTGATTATTTTTATTTTCAGTATATAATGAGCTTAACTAGAAAAAATTATGTTTGGTAAATCTTCTCTAAGTACCGCAGTATTAGTCATAATCCTTCGTTTTTTTCAGATTTTAAGCTCCATTCTTTATTATTTCGATGTTACAGATAGTCAATTAATTGGCTAAAATTTTTAAAAAAATAGGATTTATTATGTCTAATTCAAATATTGTGAAAGGTACTGTTAAGTGGTTTAACGAAGCTAAAGGTTTCGGTTTTATCCAACCAGAATCAGGTCCAGATGTTTTTGCTCATTTTAGCGAAATCGCTAGCTCAGGTTTCAAAACCCTTGCTGAAGGTCAACCTGTTGAATTCAGTATTGCACAAGGTCAAAAAGGACCAAATGCTGTAAATATTATTGCTGTATAAGCAACAATAAGCAGTACTAAATAAAAGCACTAATTAGTGCTTTTTATTTTCTCTTAAAATTATTATTAGTAATTTTATGAATGTCGATAAGATTAAATTTAGGATGTAAATTGTTAAAAATAAATGATTTAATTGCAAAATCTAAAAATGGTACAGAAATTCTTGTGTCTTTAATTCCTCTAAATAAAATACAAAGTACACGTGAAGGTTTTAAAACAGTTGAAGTTGGTAAAAGAGTTCTGCTTTCCTCTGGAATCGAAGTTGATTTAAATTTAGATGGACGTACCTTCTATGCGTCTATAAATCAACTATTTAAATTAAATGATAGAGTTATTTAA